ATGAAAAAGTTAGCTATTACTGGTTTGTGCTTTATTTTAACGACAAGTATTTCAGCGCCGGTTTTTGCGAATACCGGTGAGACACAAGCAGTCGTATCAAATGTAATTGAAAATGCATCGGATAATTCTACGAAACGCGCTCAAGATTGGGAGTATAAACGAGAAAGTGGAAGCTCACTTATAAAGGCAGATCAATATATAGGTGTGGCTCCAGGACAAGGGGCAGACTGGACAGTTTTCTACGATGAGCCTGCTGGTTTTAATTGGACCCCCAGTGGAAGTCCTGTGACAGTTACTGTATCTGCTCCAATGGGCGTGTTTAGTATTTCTGCTAATTTAGGCAGTTGCGGCAGCTCTGGTAAGTTCTATGGTGCAAAAAAGAATAAACCATGTAGACTTGAGGTATATAAGGATATTGAGATTAAAGAATATCAAGTCTATAGAAGACCTATTGGTACAACTAAGTGGGTTTTCTATAAAACTGAATATCAAACATCAATAAGCACTGACCGTACAAGGGTTGTCTACCGTTAATTTTCAGTATTTGGATAAGTGTGTTACATAAAGTCCTTAGGAAAATTACATTATGAACATAGTGTCATACTCTTATCACCTACAGTGGTATTAAGTATGACACTAGCATTATGAACGAAAACAATAAAAGTGAAAAAATTTTTACGAAATTCAATTGCTTTCTCTGTTTGCTACCAATGTGTCTGTAAATTATTTCATCTCAAGCATTGGCACACTGCCCTTACTCCCAACCTTTAACCCCAACAACTCCGCAATATCTCTAGTCTTAATATATGTAACCCCATCCTCCCGAATCATATCCACTTCACACTCTTTACCATTTACAATAATCTTTTCTCTAGTTACCACTTCATCATCCCTTTCTGCATAATTAATATAATCCATCAACAGCCAATGGGTAAATTTGTTCTTACTTAGCGGTACCTCTCGTACCCCATACGCCGAACCATCTGCAGCTATGTAATATGGCACACCATTTTTCATACCGGTATAAATACCCACATGCCCTTTCATCCAGACCAAAGCACCCACAGGAGCCTGTTTAATTGTGCTAATAGCCTCCTTTTTGATTGCACTATCAAATAGTTGGGCAGAGCCAAGCACAACCCCAGTAGCCCAAGAAATCAGCCCGGAGCAGTCCACACAAACCTTGCCTACCTTCTTTTCATCAGAATCCCATACACACTTTTTTCCGTATTGCCCCTGCAGATAATTGAAGTTGGCCTGTGTCAATACAGCGCCCTTCATACCGTATACATATGCCGTTCCTAACTTAGAACGTGCAAAAGCTACTAATTCATGTCCTGTCATGCCACATCCCCCTTTACCACTTCTCGAATTGCCTTGTTCTGTGTCAACATGATACGCATTTCTTCTAGTGCTGCATCTACCCAGCCAGAAAAAACGGTAAATGAAATCATCTTGGCAACCGCTGGAAAACGTGTAATGAATAAATCATAAACATATCTAAGCTTTAACTGACCTGTACCATTGCCAAGGGCTTTCTCAGCTTCGATGCAGGCGTACAACAGCCACTCATTGATTGTTTCTATCTGCTTCGCTGAGGGAAGTCCGTAGAAACGATAAATGGCTATAGCAACCACCAATGCTACCGCCAGTATTGCAACTACAATAAACCAATTTTCAACCAGCCACATCATTATAATTCTCCTCTCTGGATACAACGGAATCATAAACAACCCCGCCTGCTGTATTCTCTCTCATACTTTTCATGGTATAGCCTGTCTTGCTCACGCCCCATGCCGCCCATGGAAGCGATACCATTGCTGTAAGCCAAGGGAAAGCTGAATCAGACCCCCTAAAAACGCTGTAATAAGCAAGCCCGATTACGCCAACTGTATTCACCCACAGCAGAGCCATTTCCATGACCATGATACGCTTTGAAAACTCACCGTTTACATTTCTTCGTCTCACGGCAACCGCCCCCCTGAAAGGAGATACCCGACCACCGCACCCACTACAACAGTAATCGCTCGTTCCACAATACTTTCCCACCGTTTCGCTGGTTTTTCCGCCAGAGTTTTCACATCCGCTTTAATCTCTCCCACGTCCTCTTTTATGTACTCCTGCTCTTTCTGCATCACAGAAAAAGAATTGGTGAGCTGTTCCAAATTGTCCTGGCGTTTCTCCATGGAATCTAACCGGTGCTTATTGCTCTTACTCCGCTGGTCAACCTCAATCAGCTTTTCTGAAATTTCATCTTGATTCATAATCCACCCCCTCATCACCCAATAAAAAAAGACCTCTCGGTCCTATCATTTCTCTAATGGAAAGCCATTTGTATCATAGCCTCTTACATTTAACAAAGCCTCAACCTCAGACCTCCAGTTCGAAGGTACAATTTTCATCTCTGTATTTGTTACATCGCACGTCCTTTTTTGGTTTATCACCAACATAAAATAAGTTTCAGCCATTGGCGTTACCTCCCATCAATAAAATAGCCTCGTAAATTTCTGCCGTTGCCTCCGCAGATGCAAGCCTACTTGCATTGAGTTCTTCATAAATAGTTGCCTGTGTTTCCATAATTGCAAGCTCCACCGTGGTAGGTCTGTATGGTTGAACAGGCTTGGGCTGCGGGATATCCTGTTCATGGAATTCACCATTAATGTAAAGCATTCCTATATACACCGAAGAATCACACTCCACAGCAGTTACCTTAAAGCCTTCTGGGCTGGGTGGCCACTGTGGTGCCGCTTCACTAGTTAAAACATCAATAACGCTTTCAGACATAATCATTGCATACGTCATAGCAATATCCCCTCCTCTTAACTTACTACGATACCCTTGGAAATACGAACAAAGCCGTCTGCACCTTTTCCACCTGAACCTGATACCTGGTAACGATAGCCGGCTCCGCCACCTCCGCCACCTCCAGCTCCCGGATAAGTACCATCTCTACCGCTTTCAGCAGGGGTATATCTGTCACCATTGCCACCGGCTCCACCGTATCCACCGCCGCCTATAGCGCCCGTTAGCGATATGCCACCAGCACCGCCGCCACCTCCGCCGCCTCTTGAACCTGCACCGCCTGAGCCTCCGCCTGTACCCCCACTGCTGCCACTCGAACCTGTACCGTAGGATTCCAAGCCCCCGTCGCCACCTCGACCTCCGACACCACCGCCTGCGCCGCCCTGACATCTATTTTCGTAGCTGCTACCACCACTCTGGCCGTTGCTGCCTGCGGCACCACCGCTTAGAGTTACCAGGCCACCCACCACCGTACTAGTTCCTGATGTGTACGGCGCTCCGCCTTTACCAACGGTTATAGCAATTGATGAACCAGCTGTAATAGTATACGCTTTCTGCAAAATGTAGGAACCAGCACCGCCACCTCCACCTCCACCTCCATTCGCATCGTCACCAGTACCGCCACCATAACCACCGCCACCTCCACCGCCAACCGCTGTTACATAGATGGTTGTAACGCCTGCAGGTACTGTAAATGTACTATTGGAGTAGAAAGTACCTATAACCTCATATGAAGAGTAGCTTAATGTATATAGTGTACCCATAGTCGCCAAGTTAGCTGTTGCATTGACAATTGTACCCCCCACGTCTACTTTAACCGTATAAGCACCTAACGGAAGCGGTACTAAAACAGCCTTGTATTGACCAATTGTAAGATCATTATTTGTAAGCTGAAGAAGCACTGGAGGATATGCACCTGAGGTATGTGTTATCGTAAACGTATTGCCCGTGAAACCTCTGCACAGAAGTTTCGCTGAAACTAAAGTGTCTAAGGGCATTAGATACGACTTACCTATAGCGTCACTAATTACCTTTTTACCAAATCCCCATAATCCCATTAACTAATCACCTCACTAATACTTCCATCTGAATTGAATTTTGTTGTTTTGGTAATAGTCTGACCGCTACCATCCGCAAAGGTTTCGACCACATCACCATTGGAGCGAAAAGTAGTTAAAAGTACTCCCGTGCTGTACTTTTCTATAATATTTCCATCAGCGTCAAAAGCAGTATTAGAAGCCTCCATGCCCTGCAATGCCATAAATGCCTCTCTGTTTAAAGCTGTTCCTACTACGCTGGCATTATCTTCTCTTTCAATGGTGGCATAGCTTATACCCCCACTTTCATTTGTAATCTTATAACGATTTGGATTCACTGGAACCCTATCGATAAAATTCTTCAAAGTACATCACCTCCGCAATCCAACGTGCCGCAATACCTGTATGCCTCTATCATCTTCCTTCGCATTCCATCTAAATCAAGTATTATCTGTTCAATGTTATTTGCTTCCGCATAGCTAATCCATTTCATAGAAGCTGGCGTTTGCACCTCTGAGGGGTAAAACCTATTTTGTAGTAGCCGGATATTGTATAGAAACCTCTGCATCTCATTTTCCGTAGGAAAATCTGTTTTTGACCAATTTGTTTTCGTTTGTACTGTAACAGGATATCCTGCTTCAGATAGTAATTTTGCTATGTATTCTACTGCAATTTCAACCCTGTTTAGATCATATGAGTTATAAAATCCTTTTGCATTTTGGGCTAAAACATCCTCTTTGGTGCGATCTACTACCATATCTGGTAAATACACACCCTCCCAATAAGAAAACCCCCAGCGGAAATTACCCCATGTTAGGCTCATCTTCAATCACTTCCTCTTGCATTGTCAGCAACTCGGCCTCTTCCTCAGGCGTTGCGTCTCTGTAAACTCCGTTTTCGTATACTCTCATATGATTACCCTCTTTCCCACCATTCTACAACTGTGCCAGCCGAGAATGTACCAGTGGATAAAAATAGTTTAATGGCAGTTACTGCGGTCTGGGGCGTAGTCAAGCCACCGCCATACATTTTCATTGCACCTCCTAATTCGTAACGTGCAGTACTCTGAACCTTAACAATAACATTTTTGTTTAACACTCTTATGCTACCAAACACTTCGGTACTTACATTTCCCCAATACCCAAAAGAGAAAGCGCCCGCTGGTTGTGCTACAGTCCCCCAGTAATCTGGTGCAGTTATCCCATTAATCTGTAGATAACCCAAAGCGGTTGTTATGTTTGCATTCTCCCCGCTGTAACACAGCAACTCTCCGCCCAGCTCACTATGCAGCGGACTTCCGTCGGTGTATTTGTCTATTTCGATAGTTGGTTGCACTGAACCATCGGGGACAATTACTTGTGCGGCAAGGCGCAGTCCCTTGTATTTAGCCACTTGATTCCCTATTTTATTAATTTGCTTAGGGTCGGCTTTCTGACCCGCAACAACATTTTCCCATTCCATAAAATGTTCCTCCTTCGTGCTCAATCAAACACCAACGACCACTGCCTTTGTTACATAGCCGCCAGTTAAATCAATATCCAACTTTTCTACCACTGCCCCACGGTATACACCATATTCCGTTTCAATATCCGCTAAATCACCAACGCTTTCCCGATCTAGGATAAAAGAAAGAGATTGCTCGATACGATATTGGTAAATATCAAGCAACCTCTGGGCAATTTCATTACTATTCATAGAATGTATTAGTCTGCAATCCACTTTTTCAATGAGTTCCTTTTCTCCGGCGGGAATATTAGGAAGTCTTTTTTGTATGGTCTTTTGGCTGTAATCATACTTCTTACCTGAAACCGTACATTCTCCCGCCGCAGTGCTATTTACAATACAGTAATTTACGCCAAATTGTATAATTGTTCCACGACTGACCGAAATATTTGAAGCTGGCTCACTAAATATGATTGTATTACTACCCACTTCAAGATTCACTTTGCAAATTTCCTCTGACATTGATTTCAAAGTAAAATTGTGCTCCACAACATCCACACCAGTTACTAAGTTTCTCAACTTTACTTTCGTACCTATGTGCTTTCGGTTCATCCCAATTTGTGAAGTTGGTACACTGGTTATCTCGGGGATTTTCTTAATATTTACCGTTCCGCCTCGAGAAGTTGATACAAACCCGCCGATTGAAAAAACCACCATTTGTAAGGCCTCACGGTGAGAGCAGATAGGTATATGACCTGTCACCGTCTTATTTCGCAAGGCGTTATCCAGTGCATAACCAAACCCTGCGCCCTCCATAATTTCCCCAACCACATCAGCTGCAATCGCATTTTTATACAACGCTCCCATAAAGGTTGTTCCGTCCATAATACCGATTGGGTCTACTGCAGAAATGGATAAAATCTTATTTGTCTGGCTTTCCATTTCATCCACAAAAAATGTACCCATATGCATCTTTTCTTCATTTTTCGTTCCGGAAACAATTAACTGCTGTTTTCTCTGCAACAACGTGTAAACCCCGGAAGGATTAAAAATATTGAAAGCATCATCCCTGCTGAACATGCTGAAATCCAAGGTGTTTACTGATAAGGTAAGCCCTGTCAAATCGATTTCCTCTAATACCTTGGCAGTTTTTAATTCTGTACTGCCAAACTCCTTGATTACACCGTGCATGATATTCTGCACCTTTAAAAATCGGTATGGCTTGTTCATACTCCGAAAGGTAATGATAATTTTATTGTAATTCTCGACCTTTTGCATGCATGCATAACGCCAACTATCAGGCGAAAAATCCAAGTTATATAATAGTGTTGTCCCTTGATACCACTTAATGTTTAGATCATTGCAATAGCTGTTGTCGTATGGATTAAACTCAAAGGTAAGGCCTAAGCTTTCATGCAGATTCTGAAAAGAAAGGGTTAATACAATAGGCACTACAAAGTGCCCATCCTCTCCCGCCATAGTAGAGGACCATATGCCCCAGGAAATATCCTGAGGATTATCCGGGAAGGTGTTAAACGTACCATCAAGCTTCCAGTAATTCTGTTCTAATGTAGCTGCTTTGGGCGGGTATACCCCCTCAAGCTTGAGGTCGTTTAAGTTGATAAATGGCTGCTTATCCACTGCGGAGGTTGTAGTATCCATTTTTGCAGTCACATCCACCAGACCAAATGAAATATCAACGCTTGTTTTTGCCATGAAATCACTTCCTTGCTGGCTCTTTGGCGATTAACTTAATGCTTAACCCACCCCAATAGTTTTTGTTATTGTGTACCCGTCTTAGTGCATCACCAGCCGTGGTAATATACCCACGGAAAGAAAAAGTACCGGTTGTCCCTGGTACAACAAAATCATGAAACTCTACTGGCTCTGTTACCTTGTTCCACAACTTTTCATATTCCGTTATATTTAATGCTAAGTTAGGAAAAGTCAATGTGTAGTTAAAATACACACCAATGATTTCACGCTCTAAATCTCCACCCTCAGTTCGGGTGGCGTATTTATCCAGAACAGGGGCTTCCCGCTTGATTTCAACCACAGGAATATTAAATGTAACACCATCTATAGAAAACAAAGCTGCCAACTATAAAACACCTCCCACACGCAAAGATACACCTACACGGCTTTCCTCTTTCTTAATGATTGGTAGAAAGGTTCTACCTATTTCCCTTTTATCCAGCTCCAAAATCACTGTTGTACCACTACCACCATCCGTTGCCCCCAAACCAGCCAATTCTTCTCTCATGATCTGACGAATCAAACCTTCGGGCGCTTCCAGGTTTCGACCGCTTTTCTGGTCACCCAGGACAGCAAGGAATTCTTGATTAGGTGGAATTACTGCCCCCGTGGCAAGCATTGGTACCGCCATAGCAGCACCCGCAGCCAATGGTGCAGCCAGTGTGCCACCCGATAAAACCAACCCCGCTCCTACAGCAACGGCCGCTCCTATTACCAGTGTAGGTACTAACCAGCTCTTGTTCTCTTGCCACTTTGTACTGATACTTTCACCAATACCACTCATTAATTCTTTAAAGTTTTCCCAAATAGTTCTAAAGCCGCTTAACATATTGTTTGCCATTCCACTCGCTGCATCCCAAGAAGCTTTAAGCATTCCCTCTCCCCATTTGACAAAATTTTGAGACATTGAATTTATCCATGCTGCTGAGTTAATACTGGTTGTTTCAAGTGCAGCGTTCCAGTTATCAATAGCATTTCTTGCCGTATCATATACTGCTGTAGATATGTTCTGTTTCCATCGCTGGAAGCCAGTTGAAGTTTCTGAAATCCACGCATTTGCATTTGCGATCATTGCATCTTTAGTTAAACCAAAATTTATTCTTGCATTTGCAAAAGCCATAGCTGCATTACTAATCGCAGTATCGAATACAATCTGAGAGTTTCCTAAAGCGTATTCCAGCGCATACTGCAGTTGAAAAGCGAACTCTGTTAATTCTCCATAAACCAAACCCAATTCTTGTTGTAAAGTTGGTACCAATCCCCATTCTGGTTCATAAATAGGCAACGGTAGCGGAGGGAACTCTGGCACAGGTATTCCCGGTGGAACCAGACCCCACTCAGGTCTATAAACAGGAACTGGTAATTTTGGAATTACTGGCTGAGCTATTACAGGTTGTATTACGAAATCTTCAACGTCATTTTTTAGTCCCACCAACAACTTTTTTATATCGTCCGTAAAATCCTTAACTCTGCTTTTCGTATTTTCAAGAGTTCCTTTATCAAAAGCAAAATCTGGAATATCAAAATTTCCGATACCGCTCAAACCGCCACCTAAATTATTTTGCAGCACGTCTAAATCATCAAAGTTGGCCAGTGCATTTTTTGCAGCAGCACTCGCACTTTTAATTCCGTCCGCTAAACCCTCTTGCCCCTCTGCAGCATCTAAAGACGTTTCTGCTAAATTCCCTACTGCCCCTGATATATCCTCAGTAGAATCATTAATTGATTCTCCAGCCAACATATGATAGACAGCTGCAACTGCCTTTGCAATACCTACTAATGCCTTTACTACCTCGTTTAAGAACTGAACTACAGGGATAAGAACTTTAATAAGACCACTGCCAAGGATACCTAAAAACTCCTTCCAGTTTTCGCTTAAAATACGAGTCTGATTTGCCCAACTATCACTTGTTCTTAAAAAGTCTCCTTGAGCTAACGATGTTTGCTGCATAACATATGCATATCTAAGTTGTATCATCTCCGCTTGGCTCATTGTAGCAATTTTCTTTTTAATACCTTGGGTATATGCAAATTGCTGTAGATTTGACTGTGTCATAACGACACCGATTTGCTTTAGACTTTCCGTTTCACCCGTCCAAATCGATTTCATCATTGTATCCACTTCTTCAAAAGATTTATTGTAAAAGGACGCAACGTCGCCAATTCGTTCTGTGGCACCAATAGCCATATCTGCTGCTCTTTTCATAGCAATTCCAGAACCTCTTCCCATTGCCATATATGTAGAAGCGAATTGTTTTGCTGCCAATTGACTCATACCTAAGCTCTCAATGGCATTCTCTGCGAATTCATTACATCGATCTGACATACTACCAAATGCTGTATTAACGACATTCTGTACTTCTTGTAAATCTGATGCTAAAGAAATAGCTTGTCTCCCAACTTCAACTATCTTCTTCACAGTAAAGGCCGCTGCAAATACCGTACCAAGTGCTCCCGCTGCAATCTTTAGCTTGGATAATTTACTAGGAATTAGTGATATCTCCTTGTTAAAATTTGATGTTTCAAGTCTGGTATCAATTCTTATATAACCATCATAACTAGTCGTCATAAATACACCCCCTTTCTGTTTTTTACATAAAAAAAGCACTCACTATTGAGTGCTAAAATTAATTAATTTATACATATTAATCCGTATAATAAAAATGCAATAAACAAAATTGCTAGAGATAATAACGCATGTATTAAGTAAAGCCTATTTCTTCTTTTCTTAAAAAAGCACAGTATCATATTTATTAAATTACCAAAAAAACAAACACTAGCGGCAATCATAGCAGAAAGGAATAAACTTGCTAAATTTGTACCTCCTGCAATAAAGCATAAGCTAAAAATTACAATAGACATTGTTATTACTATTGTCGCTGCAGTACTAAAATACTTAGCATGACGTTTATATGGTACTCCACACTCAGAGCAAAACTTTCCAGTACCCATCTTGCCACAAGCAACACATTTTTTTTCGATCTGATCATAAGGATATAAATCCGGTGAACCAAATAGGCCCATAATAATTGCCCCTTTCGGAAAACTCTAATAATATCATACTGCAATTTCCAATATTTTTCAATATCTTCCGTAAAGGCGATTCATAAACTCATTTCTGGAATTAACATCTTCATTACTTTCTTTAATGTCTAACAAAAACAGCTTTCTATTTTTTCTCCAAATCTCATTTTCCTCTTTTGTTAATTTTCCTGCGGCATATCGCATTCGATAATAAATAATTTTACTCATGACACAGTCATCAGGCATCTCCATAAATGCAGAAACAAATTCCCACCAATGAACGGCCTCTCCCAGCGATAGTCTTCCTTGTAAAACTTGATCCACTGCAGAAAAAATATATTTATCGTCCTGACAAAAAGAATATACTTTCATACCTGAGCCTTGCATTTCTTCCACTCCGCAGTTAAGGAACAAAAGAACTTTCTGAATAGCCATCTCAATGTTAGCCGGGACTTGCCGATACATAATTTGCAACAAAATAGATTGTTTCTCAAAATTAGTTAAATCATCATCATCTAAAGCTAATAAAACTTTAATACAATCTCTATAATTTGTTGTAATTTCAAACAACTCTTCACCTACTTTAACCTTCGTAGGGTATCCAGAAGTTAGATAGTTACTCATTAAAGCACCCCGTTCGTGTTTTGCAAATACGGCCTAACTTTATTTTCACGTGCCTTTTTCACATACGGAACTATCCCAACCAAAAACTGCTCAAACATATCCAAACGTAAAGAGTCCTCAAAAACTGCTTGGCTTGTTCCATTACCAAATACATAATCAATTTGATTCTTTATATCCTCGCACATTGTTTTGTAAAGCTTTAAACCATCCTTATCTTTCATATCACTGCTTTTATCTATTTCTTCCGCTTTTTGAACATACTCCATTTGCTTTCCTTCAATGAAATCCACAAGCTCATAATACCGGCTAACAAAGCCAACATCATCTGGAGCAAATGTAATTACTCGATCAGGATCATCATTTATCATTAGACGAATTTTACCATCGTTATACTTAATACTTTCCATACCTTACCCCCTTATTTGCATATAAAGAAATCAGGGCACCTTTACACAATTGATGCCCTGAAAACAAACACAGCCTCACGCATCCTCAGTAAATGCTTTTGTACTTGGATTAAACGTACCAGGTACGGGATCACCCACAAAATTAATGGTAAAATTAATGACGTTCGAACCGCCACCCTCTCCGCCAAAATCGTCAATCTGAATGGAGCAGGTATTCTTTTCAGCTGGATAAGCCCCACCCGTTGCGGTTTCGTACAAATAAACAAGGCACACCTCGCTTCTTGCTTCATCCAATACAGCTCTTTTCTTCCTTAAGCCATCTACAAAGTCGAATACAGGATCACCTTGAACCGCAGTCATAGGAACGCTGGATGTTGGTTTGTAGCTTTCCACGTCTGTGGTACCGCTATCCTGATGGATATATGTTTCATCACTGGTCTGGGGGTTATAGCTTACCGTCATACCGGTAACACCTTCCCCAACCAAAGACCATGAGCCCCCTGAGCCACTGCCCGTTTTTAAAAACGTAGCAAATTTACTCCTTTTAATTTTTCCCATATATGAATCACCCTTTCTGTAATTTTAATTGTATTTGAATTTGATACGTCCCCTTGCCATCTTCCCCAACATCGAAAAGAAGTACATTTGTGGCGCTCATTTCTTCTACTTGATAACCTTTAATAACAGGGAATACCTCATTTTCATTGTTATCTTCTATCCACTCAAAAAAGTCATCAAGGAATTCATAATTATCCTGCCGATCCGCTTCACTTCCAACGTATTCCTTTGCATAAAACACGTAATTGTTTATGTAGGTGCGCTTACCCAAAATATCGGTAATAGTTTTGCTGTTTCCCGATGGTGCCAAGGCATAGCTTTTTACCTCAGTATCCGTCCCGTCGGTCATGATAGGCTGCAACTCCATCCCTTCAAATTGTTCCAAATATTCCTGTACTGATTTTAAGATGCTCATTAAGAATTACCTCCTGCCCTTCTTCTTGCGCCAATGATGATACTTTCTTTATGGTCAGCCTTCATCCGTTCAAACCAAAGCTTTCCTCGTTTCGGTGCCCCTTTATATGTAATCGGAATGTCTGTGAGCTGCTTTGGAGCTCTGCCAGCCATTACATATCCATAATACTGATACTTTGCATAGGGGGCATTATAGACCACAAGCCCGCTGCCAATTACTGTTCCAAGCTGGCCGCTCAATTTCAGCATGCCGCTTTGAAATGGAACATATGGATCAGACAGCCTTAAAACTTCGTCGTCAACATATATTTGGGCGGCGTTATATCTACCGTTCCATTTAGGCTGAAACTCTGGATTCCATATGAGCTGAGCCTTACCTCTGGAAGTTTGAATGATTCTGCCTCTGGGCGTTTCAATGTACTTCCCCATGACTATCTCCCCCCTACCTCATAGTGTTTCAGTCCACCAAAGTCAAATCTATCAACTGTTGTGATTGTTCGCACATCCCCCAGAGGATACAGCTCTGACGGCTTTGATTGCACTTGATAATCAACAATGCCTTTCAGTACCATATCCTTTTTTAAAGGTTCAAAATTGCAGGAATGAGGAATAAACAGCCTTAAAGAATTTGCATCCTTAAGGCCGCTTTTTATAGTATTAAACGCCTCTGAATCCTGCCAGAGTACGCCATAGACATAATATCTTTTCCATATGCCATTTTCATTTCTATAAACTGTGATAGTATGTGGAAACATAAAATCACCTCATTCCTTGATACAGCAGTCCTGTGTGGAGCAAATACTGCTTTGCAATATTATACTTTTGGATATTTAGGTCTTTTTTCGAGGTGTAGCTTACGGACCATGCTCCAACACTTTCACTATTTTTACCCTGGCAGCTTTCCTCTGATACGATAATCTCAGCAATAGCGCAACAGGCCCTTTTTAATTCATTCCCACTGTCACGAAAAGACTTAGCGTTCCGCATTGTAATTGAATCAAGATATTCACTTGCTCTTTCTGCCAAGCGGTCAAACTCTTCAATCGAAGGAATTAACCTACCGAAAAACTCTTGGGTATAATACTCATAAGAGGCGTAAGCCATTGCTTACACCCCCTTAGTCATTTGCAATAAGCGTAATCTCTTTGGAAACTGCTGCACCGGAAACAACAACCGTTTCTGTTACAGTGGAGAAACCTTTTTTCTTAATCTTGGCGGTATATGTACCAGCTCTCAGATTAAATACTGCAATACCACTTGCATTGGTCTTAAGTCTTGCACCGTTCATTTCAACAACGACCCCACCGATTGCTTTTGGCATTTCTGCATTGTCTGTCACAGTAAAAGTAACCGCCCGTGTTGTAACCGCTGTTGCTGGTTCTAAGTAAGCAAAAGGACAACCCACTCTATCCTCGTCAATCCTTGTTGCAGGGTTTGGTAAAGCCCAACCCATTCTAAATACAACTCTGAGGGCAATCATATCCTGCTGTGCAAGGTTGTACACAATTTCCTTTGTGGTAGGATTTTGAATCACACCCTGATCCAGAATTTTCACCGTAATGTCCTGTCTGATTGCATAAACAGCACGCTTAAAATCACCAACAATCATTTGGCACACACTGTTGTCAAAGGAACCATTGTCAGGGAAATACATAGGCGCACCGTCCAGGGCATACTGTGTGGATCCCTGCATATCCGTCTTGAAAATTGGTTGGCCGTATTCCGTTTTCAGGCCCCTCAATTTGGCTCTCATTCCCATTCCGGAAATAACGCCTGTTGCCATATAGCCGTCCTCTTCTACCTTGGAGATTACCCCGTTTTCGCCCATGATTAAATCATAATAGTCAGGATTAGAAGCAACAGAAACATTGTTTCCTGCTTGTCTTGCTCTCGAGATAATATCTAAGTCCCAATCACTAGGGCGATTGATACCGAAAATAACTGCACTGTCTACTCTCTGGCCAATTGCTTCAACAACCCTTGGCTGTACCTCCCCAAGAATATCAAAGGATGCATCATCCAATACCGCCTCAGGAATGGGTACAATTACCGCAAGCTCTGCCGCAGTGAGATACACATTGTCCCATGCTTGTTCACTGGTCTGCTTAAAGCCCATATCACCGTTAACCCAGTATGCCATAGGCAGCATATCCAGTACCGGCATTCTGGTTTGTTTGCTGGTCATGTTGGGAAGCTTTCTGGCCATCCCCATAAATACAGAGGACTTTGGTGTGTCCTGCTGAATGGTGTTAATCAATTGCTCCTGAATTAAAGCCTCGGCCTGTTCTCTTGAAATTGGCATAAATTATTTCACTCTCCTTTTCCAAATGCAGCTCTTAATGCTGCGTTCGCTTCTTCTTTTTTATCATTTCCACCGTCTGTGCCTGACTGTTTGATACCTGTTTTAAAGGCAGGCTTTATATCCTCCTCAAACAGAAAACCTTTTGTTTCTTTTACGCTCTTTAACTGCTCCTCGAATCCCAAAAGCTTGTCACCATCCAGTTTAATCAGCTCCATGTTTAAGAATGGCTTTACAGCTTTTGCATCCCTTACCTTTGCACCAACCAAAGCAGTTTCCAGTGCAGAATTGAGTTTTAATGCATGAATATCATCGTTGTATTTCTTTTCCCAAGTGGCAGCATCACCCTTAAGCTTTTCAATATCAACCCCATCAAACTTGGCCACAGTGTTTTTCAGGGTTGTAATTGTTGTGTTTGCAGTAGTGAGCTCGTCTTGTACTGCTTTGATGTCTTTCCCATTTTCGGCCATGATACTATCCACATTTTCCTTTGAAAGCCCCATGCCCTCTAAAAAATCACGTTTCATATTTTCTCCTTCCTAGGCTACGCTTTTCTACGAGGTTGCGTTTCTCGTGCCTCGCCTGTATATCGCTCAGGCAAGCGAAGTCTCTGCATCAAAAAAGAGCCTGTTTAACGTCTGTACTCAAAGACGAGATAAAAGGGATCACCTCCACGCTACAAGCCCATTGGTAACTTTTTCATTTTGGTATCACCCCCTAATTTATTATATGAAAAAACCACTCAAACGTTTGTTTAAGTGGTTTAATGTAACAGCTTTTCCAAAAAATCAAGCACATAACTATTTTTACTTTTAATTTCACAGCCATCGTTCAGATCTAAAGAAACAAAGAAATCTCCTTTTTCGCAATGTCCATCTACAATATCACAATAAGGCAACGACCTTACTTTTTCCAGAGTGATTCCTTGATGATCTCCTAAGCTTTTTAAAATATTATGAAATAGAACCCGTTCATCTTCTCTGTTGAAGTTACAAGGTCCTAGTATAAACAGTTCACCTTGAATATCTCTATAGGTTTTCATAATCAAACACCCGCCTTTTCATCAAAGTCCTTATTTGTGGTTTGACTGCTTCTCAAAATGTCCTGATAAGCTTCTTCATCAGATAACCCATACTTCTTTTTCTTATGCGCAACCAATTGTTCAAATGTTCTGCTTGGAAATTTCTCCTGAAGCTCTTTCCTTGCAACCTCATCACGCATTAATTGTCTGGCCTGCTCACGATATTGAATTCTTAAACTACAAGCTTTACGTGCACGTTCTTCCAAAGGCAACTGCTGGTCAATAGAACTCAAAATGCTTTCATCATGGTGTTTATACCACTTTCGAACCGCTCTATTGCTAAGCTTTCCCTTGTACCTATCCATTTGCGAAAAATCAAGGGTTTTAAGATATTCTTCAGCATCTTTATTTAATCTTATTATACTATCTTTTCCTGACTTTACAACACCATTCGTGTAAATTTGTTCCCTGTTATACTGTCGTTTTAGTCCCGTCTGGTCAATGAAATCTCTTTGAGCCGCCTGCCACTTAGATATTTTTGCACTTGCCTCCTCTGTGGGTAGCCCAGCGGCTTCCATGGCTTTTTTCTCACGCTTCCAACGCCGTATATTTCGTTCAATGCTTCGTTGTTGCAGTGAAGCTTCATACTCCGTCATTTTCTTCCTATTATACTCCACGTTCTTTGAATTGTAGCCCTTTAATTCATCATTCGTGTATGCTCTTGGAGAACCCTCTAAGTACGGATAGAAGCTATGTCGGCAGTTCCATCCTCCAAGACCTGCGCCTGTTCCATAACCCGTGGAGCTTTTAAAATCAGGATACTTTTTACTCTTGCCGCTTAAGCTGAATACTTTTCCCTGCCATTCCGCATGAGAAGGTCTGGCACCGGCGTGGGCGGTGGTCTCCACAAGGTCACTGCCCATTTGCTCCGCTCTTGCCTCTTGCAGTTTTAACGCCGTCTGATTCACTCCGGTAACAACAGCTCGTCTTACTGCTGTTTCCAAGCTGTCTATCTTACCTGTGGGATATGTAATGGATCCAACACCATAACGAGCCAAGTCCTTTATAGCATTTCTAACACTGGTTTCCTTGTCGAATGCACCGCTTATAATCTGCATATACGCCCGATCCAAGGCATTTTCTAATTGCTTTGTTGCAGTACCGGCAGTTGTATTGGTCAAATTCTCAAACAGTCCGTTTGTTTTTCTTATCCCAGTGTTAATCACATCCAGCAAAGCAGGGGAGGCAGAAATGGGAGGAACGTTAAGCCCTGCAGCTTTATAAATTCTATCATCAAACTTTAGGGCTTTCATGCCCGCTTCTTCCATTAGGGCTTTTATTTCTTCCTGAGTCATGCCCGTTCTGCTGGCTAAGGCTTTTATGATCCAGTCCTCAAAATTACCCAATTCAATTAGCTTATCTCGCTGCCATTGTGCCGCAGGTATGTAATAATCATAAGTACTTAAGCGCCTTGCCATATCGGCAAGAATATCTTGCTCCAACTGACTGTACAGCTCAATTAGATTTTCGGGAAGCTGTTCAATATACTTTGGTTTCAGCATTATTCATCACCAAACCCCATCAGCATATTGTTGCTCTGTGAATCTGTAACATTTACCTTTGCCTCTTCCTCCGTTTCACCAAAGAACCGTACTCGATATTCCCACCTTTGCCGAATCCCATCCCTTATTTCCTGTAGAAACTGCTGTTTCTCCGCAGCCGTATCCTCAATAATGCTATCGTCAAAGTTAATCGTTACTTGTATTTCATTCCGATACCCAAGCATGGTTGCAATGGCCTTAACTAAATGAATCAAAGCCCCTTCAAGAATAAGTTCATGCTTCCTGAGATTTTGATATAACTCAGATTTTTCGCTAACCACTTCCGTTGCTGTTTTCAAACCGCTATTCTCAAATTTATATCGGTCTTCACCTAGTCCGCACTTATCCGATAATAAGCTCAATGCTCTGCTGATTGCCTTTTCGTGCGCATCAGCTCTGATTTCCATGTTGATTTCCTGTATCTTTTGATTCTCTTCTCCCTCGATACCCAGTGAATAAAACTCTGTGTCATTATCATCGAAGAGAGGGCCCACAGTGCCGCTGTCCTCAATCATCATTCTAGCCATGGTATTGGGCACGATAATACGCTTTTTCCCTAAGCGGAATTCATTTAAGTAACTGTCATACACCAAATCCACGCCTTCAAGCTGATCTATTGCATTGGCGTAAACAGAAACACCCATAGGACAATCTAAATCCACATTGTTCACAATGTTTGGAGTAATCACCTGAAACCAAGGGACGCTACTCCCCGTGTTGTATTCCTCCACTAACCCTTCGGGGAGCTCCACGGCGGTTAGATTGTTTCCGTTCCTCTCAAACATACGATTCTTGATAATATAGAATCCATTTTCCTGCCTTTCATGAATGTTCAGGTATACCAGTTTCTTTTTGCCATTGACTCGCTCACTAGCGAAAGCACAGCTTAATATCTCGCCGTTGTCCCATTGTAGAGGATAAATCATGCTTGCACGAATATAGTCAATGCAAATCTTTTCACCATCCAGGTATTCCACAAATGCCCCTGTACCTAGGGCATAGGCTATTTCAAGTAGCTGATTTCCTTTTATACGAAAGTTATTGGCTTCCAGTACATCGTGAACGGCATTGTTGATACTCTGATTATCGATTACAATACTGACTTTTTCGTTTAGCTCAAGGTTCGCCCAGTCCTCGCATACCTTTTTGGCCATACCCAAGGTTTTTCTGGTTCTGTTTATTTTCTTCATGCCGTTGTACTGCCTGTAGTTGTGAAACTGTACAACCTTGCCTTTGTACCAGCTAAGCCATAAAGCAATCTTTGCATAATAGCTGTTGTCAACAGAGTCATATCCTTCTCTACTTAAATACTGTAAAATTGCTTGCACCCTATCACCCCCTTATATACTCATAATTGCTTTCATATATGGCTCTGTGCTGTACTCCTGGGCGTCAAGGCTGTCAATATTTGTTGTGCCATCGTCCAGCCTTTTGTCCTTTGTTATATATTTACTATCCCACAAAGCAGTCCGAAAAGCCTCTATGGTGTAGATGCAGTTTTTAGATATTTTGTAACGATCCGAGGACATCAGCCTGCAATAAAATCTAACTCTGTCATTTACTTCTTTTTTCATTGCCGACTTTATTGAGATTGCTATTCCTTTCTTGGCACAAGCATTTCTAAGCCCTTGGATCAGCGTTGTTTCGGCACTGTCGCAGTAAGCTTCTGCAACCTTGTACTTTGATTTGCACATTTCCACAAAATCAACAAAGTCCTGCTCAAGCTGAGTAGGACTGATAATTTCTTTTCTGTAGTATTCTTCTAATGTCACAACTTCTTTCATGGACTGTGTAAAGCCGGTGCAACTAAAAGCATGGGCAGATCCATTCCCACCAAAGTCAACGCCGATTGTTGCAAATGCTACCTTAGGCTTTTCTTTTAGGATGAACCTTTCCGTATCATCGGCAAATAAGCGATAAATTGCACCCTCTGCCGCAACCCATAGCCCAAGTATGTATCTGTCGTAAAAAATGGTACCCTTGTACTCCTTTTTCAGGTTTTCCACAAACTCTTTTGAATTGAAAGGGTTATCATCAATCGTGTACTGTTGCAAATATAAATCCGCATCACTTTGCAGGAACTTGTGAAACCAATGATTGGGTCCCTCAGGGTTGCACGTACCATCAAACTTGCTATAACTTTTATCCAAACGAGACTTAAGCATATTGAAAACATCCGGATGCCAGGTCACTACCTCGTCACCGTAGCAATACTTTATGCTGGATCCTCGTATGCGGTTTACTTGATTTATTTTATCAGCGCCTAGACAGTAACACTTTTCCCCAAATAGCATCGCCGTATTGTCAGAACGAATATCAGAGACAAGCTGCATTCCCCAAATGTTCTGAAGGGGTTCAATGATATTGCGCTGTAACGTACCCTTTGTGTTGCCCAGGATAACCACAAGCCCGTCCTTGCCTACCACAGCCCGAATGCGTTTCGGTATCACATAATAATCCATGTACGTCTTGCCGCTTCGTGTAGCCCCTGATTTTACATTCCAGCGGGATTCAGCATTGTTCCAAAATTCCTTTTGTTTATCACTTAGCTGCATGATTAATTCCCTCCAGAATAACATCTAACTTTTCAAGAGCTTCTTGGTAATTATCACTCTTTTCAAACATTCCTAAATGCTTTCCAAGGAGCTCAAGAGCTTTTACTTTGTCACAAGTCTCCACAACCACTCCATACTTACCGTGTTTTATACCGGCAAGTGCCCTCTTCTTTTCCTCTGGCAGCTCATCAGTAAGGGTTAAATCCACCGTTTTGTATTTCAAAGGGTTGCCCGTTTCTGGATCAATGATGGTGTTACCAAATTCATCTTTTGCTATCTTTTCAATAACCTTAGCAAAGTCGGAACCGTTAGCAAATCCAATAGAAGCTAACTCACGAAGGACCATATCCTGCGTAATTTCAGTACGTTTTTCCCGTTCCTTTATGCGTTTTTCGATATACGCCGATACCTTGACATTTCTCAACAATCTACTACCTGCCTGAGCTGCTACATCATCCTTTTTCACATTGGGATAAGCCACTTTGTACGCTCTGGTGGCATTAAGGTCGATCAAATATTCATCTGCAAATCGTTTCTGTTTTTCGGTCAATAATACCACCTCACTTTCTTCGCATTAAAAAAGCACCTATCAGATAATAAGTGCTTTCTGTTCAACTATTTTTGCTTGAACGATGCTATCATATTTTCTAATTGTTTATCTGATTCACTACTATCTTTTGTACTGCAATACATTACAAAAACAATGTTTGCTCCAGACTCAATAAAATAACCAGATTTTACTTTCACATTAACTCCGTTGTATTGTTTTTCAACATTTATATCAACTTTTTTGCCCTTAATATCACCAATTGTAAAATTCTTTTTATTATACTTATTACTATTACTATCAATAGCTTTATCAGATTTTAGAAATCCAGTTAAAAAACCATCAATTTCTCCATTCTCAAGTTCGTCATACTCTGAATCACGCCAACTTTCCATTAAGATAACTCCATCATTAAGATAATAGGTAAATGACTCATCAGCTTTCTCTTCTTTCCATGTTTCTGGAACTGCAAAAGATAGGTTACCAATAGTTCTACTTACTGTTTTCGTCTCTGATTTATTTGCAATTTGGCTTGCCTCACCTAAAATTACCGTCTGCGTTTTACTATCCCATTTTACATCCTTGCCAACAGCCTCAGCTACCGCTCTAACAGGCAAATAAGTTGTCCCCTCATATGTGAAAGGCTCTTTGTCAGTTTTTAGCTCCTTACCATCAATAACAACTTTAATGTTATTGAAACTGACTGGAATGTTCATTTTGCTCTCCTTTGCGAAAGCAGTGGGTGCAGTTCCAACTATTAATGTTGCAACCATAGCTCCCAAAATCATGTTTTTCAATCTTTGATATTTCATCATAACCCCTCCTGTTTTTTCTTTACTCTATAGTTTTCGACGCAAAACAGTAAATTCCTACCATTTGTCGAAAAGTTTAGGGCACCAGCTTCCGCCAATGCCCATAAGGGGAGTTGTTAAATTTTCACGTTATTATAATATCATGAAAAAACCGACACGGTTAGATGTCGGTTTATCTGTTATTCATACGTTTTTTTCTTTTTCTTTCCACCTTGTTTTACAGTGCTGCCAGTGTTGTCTACAGTTTCCTTTTTCTTCTTTGCCTCTTTATTTTTCGGACTTTTGTCACCCATATTAAACACCGCCTTTATTTTTAGTATAACACAAAATTTTCCAGAAGTATATCTTTCAGATAAAGTTATCTCCACAGAAAAAGACACCTTTCGATGCCCTTTCCCGAGGAGGGTTTATCAAATCATACACTTCTTACTAGTACCATTGTACTATATTGAAAACGAACATACCGAACAACTTTTACTTTTTTTCAAAAAATCTAGAAACAGCCATCCTCATTCCATCCTCTGTGTTGTTCCCACCCATCTTATCTGCTACAGCATTCCATGAAAGCTTATCTATAAACCTGTATCTGATAATCCTTCTCATGCGACAATCCTCAATAGAATTTATGTATTTCTCGATTTCACTTACTAACTCTGCAGCTCGCTTTTCAGAATTACGCAGCTGGGTTTTGTAACGATATAGCCGTTCTAATTTTTCGTCCTGGCTAACCACAGGGAATCCTTCGATACGGATATTTCCAATGGTGCCATCTTTCCTTGTCCCTTTTACAGAATCCAACACGGTACCACCAGCCTGTATTCGTTCAATCTGGCATTCGGTTTTTCTGATTCTCCGTTGCAAATCCTCAATTTCCGCTTGAAGATCAGCATACTGCGTTAATAATTCTTTCCCCAACAACATCACCTCACTATTCAAATGAAATCCCATTCATAAAAAGCTTATAAATTGCAAAAGTAACAATTATTCCTACAACCGTATCTTCATAGCTTGAGATTGCTTGTCCATAAATCATGTATTCTAATGCCTGCCATAAGCCTCCTAATGCGCTATAAATTCCGCACCACACCATCGTCTTTAGTATTATTTTTTTATTCTTCCAACTCACTTAATCACCTCTCAAAACACATTAATCAATAAATCCATTTCATTTCTGTAAAATATTTCTTGACAATCCTTTTTTATTGGTGTATACTAAGTTTAATTTCGTATATATGATTATTCGTTCTTAAGTCCTAGTCGATAATTATTATCTGACTAATGCTTGAGAACTTTTTTTATTTATATGCCCGAGATAATATTTTTTAGGAGGTACTGATTATGAATAACGGTACAGTAAAATGGTTTAATGCAGATAAGGGTTTTGGTTTTATCACACCCGCTAACGGCGGAGAAGATGTATTTGTACATTTCTCTTCCATCCAGACAAATGGTTTCAAATCTTTAAATGAAGGCCAGGCAGTAACTTTCGATACAGAAGCAGATCCCAGAGATAGCCGTAAAACACGTGCTGTCAATGTTTGTGCTAACTAAGCCTTCTACATGGCCACCCTTTTGGGTGGCTTTTTTCATTTTCCTGGATTGTTGTTCATAACAAATAACCCTCTACAACTTACTTACAATGCGCTTCAAACATCTAGATACCGTTACCTGTGATAAATTCAACCTATTCCCAATTTCCGTCTGGTTATACCCTTTGATCTTCAATTGCAAAACTTGTGTTTCCCTCTCATTTAACTTTTCCGACAGCTCTTTAAAGCAAAACCCCAAAGAAACCTCCCCCTCATACTTATCCGGGATTGTTTCTAAAACGTCGAACTGTTCACCCTCAAAATACGCAATATTATCAACATACTTGATTTTATTTCTCTTCCTTTGGTCCCTAAGAAACATGCGCATTTGATTCATGATTACCCTTGCAGCAAAAGTTGAAAACTCAAATCCTTTATCCGGATTGAATTTTTCACTTGCTTTCCAAAGCCCGATCAAGCAAATTTGCTTTGCATCTTCATCATTGCCATACCACGGAAAATACCTTCTCAAGATAAAATAAGCAAGATCCATATTGGCATTAAATAATTCTTGTCCCATATCATCACAGGAGTAAATCCGGATTTATAGCGGCCGCAAACCTCTTACCCCTTTCTGGTATTATCTTTTACCGGTACTGAGTAAATACTTCTCACACATTGCCGCAACCTGAATAAATTCAGCTGCTGCCTTTATTGCATGCTGCTTTATGTAACTCACGGATTCCAATCCTGCACCATTCTCACGAATTACGCTCCACAGGATTTCTAAATTGTCAACCGTCAAATTGCACTCTTCAACAGCCTCCTCAATTTCCTCTTTGATTACGGCATAACCCTCATGGTTAGATGCAAACAACGGAAACTTGCGGTTAGCCGCATTCATTTCATCCCCGACTAAAAAGATAACACCGTACAACAATTCTTTTCTAAGCAATCCATTCAGCTCCTTACTCGTTATGTGGTATTGCAATCACCATCTTTGTTTTCTCCTGAATATCTTTCACAATGTCACCCCAAGTCACCATGTCATCAAGGAGACAGTCTACTTTGCTATTGAATCTGTCCCTGAAACGATTTAGCCGAACCGTACGAAAGTCAAATTCATCGTATAAAACATGAATGGACATTGCCAACATTGTTGCAATCGTGTGCTCCTTGATAGGGGCAAGTGCTTTTTCCAAATCCTTTTGTGCTAACGGTGTATGTATATTACTAACGCCCCGAAACTTTATTTCCTTCTCCAGCGCTTCAATGCCGTCCTCTTTTACAATTTTCAATGCAAGGGCAAGGCCGTCATTCCTGCCCCTGCTGTAATCCGCCATTTTCAAAATGAAGCCCCCTTATATTTTTCAATTCTCGCTTTCAATGCTCCAAGTAACGCCTCTTGGGTGCCACTCTTATTATCCAAAGCCTTGATAACATCCTCGTCCACCGTTTCCTCTGCAATCAAATGGTGAATGATAACCGGCTTTTTCTGCCCTTGTCGATGCAGTCTTTTATTTGCCTGCTGATACTGCTCCAAGCTCCATGTTGGCCCATACCAGATTACGTGGTGTCCTCCATCCTGAAGATTAAGTCCGTATGCGGTACTCATGGGATGGGCTAACAAAACATCAATCTCACCGTTATTCCAATCCGTTTCATCATCTGCCCCACCAAAAACTCTCACCCGAAGTTTTGTTTTAGAAAGTTCTTTCAACAGCCTGTCCTTCTCATGCTGATACCCATAAAATACAAGTGCATGCTCTCCGGAAAGCCCGTCTATCAGTTCCATGAAAGCTGTTATCTTGCAGTCATGGATTAACTGGGCGTTATGGTTGCCATCATAAACAGCACCGCCGGCAAGCTGTAGCAACTTCCCTGTAAGGACTGCTGCCATATCGGCAGTAATTTCTTCATCGTTAATTTCAAGAAGCATTGTCTTTTCTAATGTCTCGTAGGCTTTTCTTGCTTTGCTATCCAACGCCACGGGGGTATTTACTGTTACACAGTCAGGCAACTCCAAATAATCCTCAGCCTTCATGGAGATACAAATATCACCGATCAAAGTTTCAATTTTTTCCTCTGCACCGTACTTTGGTTTGTATGTAAACACTCTTTCTGCAGAACGCTTATCAGGGGCGAAATACCTTTCACGGAAACCGCCAATGGTTCGGCCAAGTCTTGCACCTTCATCCAGCAAATAAAGCTGTGCCCACAAGTCAATCAAGTTATTGGGCGCCGGTGTACCTGTCAGCAAAACGATTCTTTTTATTCTTGGCCGAATTCGTTTTAAGGCCTTCCATCGTTTTGTACTCTGATCTTTAAAGCTGCTGCTTTCATCAACCACAATCATGTCGAACGGCCAATCGTTCCGGTAATAATCCACCAACCATTCTACGTTTTCACGATTTATCACATACAAATCCGCAGTGGCGGCCAACGCTGCAACACGCTTATTCTTACTGCCAAGCACTGTGGAGATTCTTAGATTTTGCAAGTGTTCCCACTTTGCAGCCTCCTTGCTCCAGGTTGCTTCGGCCACCTTTTTTGGGGCAATAACCAAAACCTTATGTATTGCAAAACGGTAATATTTTAATTCCTTTACTGCCGAAAGCGTGGTAACAGTTTTCCCCAATCCCATATCTAGGAATAACCCCAAAGCCGGCTCTACTAAAAGTCTATCGATGCAATACTGCTGGTAATTATGGGGTACAAACTTCATACATACCACCCTCTACTTTCCCCATAAATTCATCTACACTTTCCTTGCTGTCTAATACTACAACCTTCTGTCCCAGTCTTTCCAATTCCTTATGTTTTGCTATCTGTAATGGGGTAGGCTTTTTCCCAGGGGCCTTTAATTCCACCAAAACAGTCATCCCTTGGAAGAAAACTATCCTATCGGGCACCCCATCATTTCCCGGGCTGACCCACTTATAAGCCTTACCACCCATTTCCTTCACTCGTTTTACGAGGTACTTCTCTATTTCCTTTTCTTGCAAAAAATCGCCTCCATTTGCGCTAACTACAATCTATTTCCCTATATATACGCGTATATGGGCGCAGGCGGGTATATTTATATATTCTCTTTATTATATTATTTATTAAAAAAGATTGTAGTTTTGTAGTTTTATATACTTAAACCCCTGAAATATCAGCATTTTCGCCGACTACAAACCCAACTACAAACTAAAATTTAATTGTAGTTTTGTAGTTTCGACTTTTGTAAAAACTACAATCTTAAAACGGACTTTGTAGTTGGTCGTTTTTAAACCCTCTTTGATTTTTACAATACCCAAACGGCTGTGGATTTTGTAATCTACTCCATCCTTTTACGCTTGAAATAATGCTATTGATTTCTGCTGTATCACTGTTCTTTATCATCCTTTGATCACAGCCCAACGCCTCGCACCACACTTCTAAAGCACAAACTTTCTTCCTGGGAACCAGCTCTCCATCAAAGGCAGCATTCCCTTCCCAGAACATCCTGCGTTGTTCCAGCTTCCAACTAAGCCAATCCGCAGGTACCTTTTGTTCTAAGAAATCTGAAATAATACCTTCTCTGGTGGAAGTCTTTCTATGGCTCTCCTGCTGCTCTTTCGCAGCCTTTTCTACCTCCCCGGATAAATACAATGGTTCACCTATTTTAAAACGCATGGCCGCCTCTGCCCACAGCTGGTCTAAGTCATTATCTAAATCAGCCCACACGCTTTTTTTGGCTTTTCTAGCACCTACCACAAGGGGCCAAAAGCGACGGTTCCCCGTTCTGTCCGTTAAAAATTCCGCATCATTAGTGGTGCCAAAGAAAACGCACCGACGAGGCATTTCTTTTACATGCCTGCCATAAGCCGCACGAAAACGGTCTGCCTGCTGACTCAAAAACTGCTTAATGCGGCCAACATCACTACGGTTAAATGCATCCAATTCACCAACCTCTACCAGCCATACGCCTTGTAGAAGCTCGCTGGCTTCTTTTCCTTCAAAAGTTCTTATGGAGTCGTTGAACCAGCCTTTTGACATTTTTGCAAGCAGGGTACTTTTGCCGATACCCTGTGGCCCTGTAAAAATGGTCATATAGTCAAATTTAAAACCTGGTATGTAGGCTCTGGCCACTGCCGCCGTAAATGCCTTACGTGTAACCGCTCTTGTATAAATACTGTCTTCTGCTCCCAAATAATCTATCAAAAGAGTATCCAACCTAGGGACTCCATCCCACTTCAATTCCTTCAAATACTTTGTTACATCATTGAATGAATTTTTATTGCTGTGTAGGGATAGAGCACCGTCTATCTTTGCAGCGCCGGATATTCTATAGCTTTTTTCAAGGTACCAATAAAGCCCTTGGTTATCGTTATCATCCCAAAATCGCCGTTTTATTCCTGTATTCCATGGCAGTGCGCCAAGAATCTCACCTCTGCCGGCAAACTCATTAATGGCAAACTTGCCTTTCAAATTTCTGTCGTTTTCGAGAATAATCCAAACATTATCTATGGTGCTTTCCGGAAGTCCTGTCTTTGGGTGTACCCTAAGCCGGCGCATCCATTCAAGGGTATCCTCGGTTTCTGCAAAGCCTTCTTGTATATCTTTAAATTCTGTTTCCGCTTGCTCCATACGTTCTTTTTGGAGCAGCGCAAGAACGTCCTTATCCTCTATTGCCTTACGGCACATCAGGTCATAGCTGGGCAATTTATTAGTAGGGGTACCTTCTTTTGCTTCATCATCCTGTTCACCAAACAAATGCAGTCGAACCAAGTCAAAGGCATTTACCAACTGTCCACTGCATGGATCTGAGGCATGATGGGAAAAAAGAAATTTTTCATCGTCATAAATGATGGCACCGCCTGTGGTAGAACCACCTACGAATGTGTATCTGTCAGACTGCTCCGTAGGCGCATAAACACCGGGTAGAAAGGTGTCCATTGCCTGCACGACACTGTAAATCCTACAAAATGCACCTACGGTACCTTTCTTTTCTGTTGGATCTCCCTGCTTTGCCGCTGACCTCTCTCGTAGTTTCTGTTCTCCCGGCACTTGTGGCCAAGAGGCAACATTTAACCAATTTTCATAGGTGCCAAGCATTCCGTCGGCAGACAATAACGGCTTATCTTCATAAGTAAATATGTACTCACTATCTACACAGCAACTGGGCCAATACATTAAACGTTCCACTTGAAAAGTCGTGGGATCAAACCAATGCATTTCCGGCTGTACCAGTGCCGCCAATTTACGGGCGATGGGTTCGTATTCTTCCGGAAGCATCTTTCTATCAGTCGGCACCACAACACGAAGTCTAGGCGCTGCGGGGCTATGCTTTCTTGTAGAATAAACAGCATACATCATGCCTAAGCTGGAAAGGCGTTGCAGGATTGCTTTTGTGCTTTCAGGGGGGCAATTATCCATATCCAGTGTAATTACATCACGATTTAATACCGCACCCTTTTTACGACGTCCTGTCAGGTTGCCACCAATAAAGCCCCCCACATCCTTCAGCTCATCCTGTTGGTGCTTTTTCATGCTCATATAAGCCGAAAGAGTTTCTTTTCCCCGCAAAGGAGTGCGAAGCTTTTCAAATAATTCTGCTATACGCATGGTCTGAGGCTGCCAGTTCGTGGCCTTTCTGCTACCTGCAGTAGATATGGTTATTTGTCTGTCATTTTGCAAAACTTGTCACCTCAGTCTTTCGTAAAATAGTCCCCCACCCAGCCATCTGCAGCCATGGGCAATCCCGGTGCAAAGGGTATGGGTTGGCTCATAATCTGGCAAACCTTATCAAGGTCAGCTTTCTCCTTTTCTATTTCGATAATAACTTCATCGTGAACATGGAAAACAATTTTGTACCCTTGGGCTTCCAAAACAGTTAGGGTATGCGCCAAACAATCCCTTGCAATGGCCTGCACCACATTCTCCGTTAATTTACCTCCATAGGTTTCTGTAGGTTCCCAGTTCTTAGAAGTCTGGTTCATTCCATAATATCCAATGGATTCATTTCCCCACTGGTTTAAAGTTAAATGAGGTTTTGCATAAAAAAGCTTTCTCCCTGAAGGAAGCAATATTGTAAGGAAGTCTTGCCCCTTTGTAATGTCTGCCTCTCTAGCAAACACCAGACAATGGGTACCAACAGCTCTGCCAGTTTTAATTGCTTGTATGGCTGCATGTTCCAGGGCTTTCCAGCATCGAACGATTGCTTGATTTGCACCTCGCCATTTATACACAATTTCCTGTAATTCTTCCTCAGGTATCCCCATTTTCAACGCACCCATGTTGATAAGTGCCCCTGGTCCACCATTATATCCAAGGGCAAGGGTGGCAACCTTCCCCTTTTGTCTTAATGCATATTCGGGTGTTCCTTTTACAATCTTTTCAATAGGTACCCCAAACATTTGCGCCGCTGTGGCCTCGTAAATCTTTCCATGGGTACGGAATACCTCCAGAACCCAGTTTTCCCCCGCAAGCCAAGCAACCACCCTTGCCTCAATGGCAGAGAAATCAGCATCCACAAAAACTTTGCCTTTCTCGGGTATAAATGCCGTTCTTACTAGCTGGGAAAGGGTATCCTGCACGCTACCAAAGGTCAGCTGTATGGCATTGGGATTTTTCAATTTCACAAACTTTCTTGCTAAGTCCAACTCTGCACCATGGAGGTACGTTCTTGGAAGATTCTGCACCTGGGCCAATCGTCCCGCCCATCTTCCTGTGCGGTTCGCACCGTAGAATTGGAGAGATCCACGCAATCTTCCATCAGTGCATTCAGCCCGTGTCATAGCCTTATACTTTGATACACTTGTTTTTCCCAATTGCTGCCGCAACTCCAAAACTCTCCGAACCGAAACGGGAATTTCCGCATCCAGCATATCACCCACAGTTTCCTTATTTAAACTAGAGATTTTTATTCCCGTTCTTTCTCCAATCCATTTTTTTAGCTGTGCCAGGCTGTTAGGGTTTTCAAGGTTTGTAATTGCCCTAGAAATATTTGTTGCCTTTTCCGTTGCCACACTGTCGCAATATAACGCCCCATCTATCAGATCAAGATCTATGGCAACGCCTCTCTCATTCTGTATCTGATCTAAAACCCATTGCTCCTGCACCAAATCAGGTACCGGAAAATGAGACAGCCTATTTTCAATTTCCATCTCTGTAACAACATCCTGCTTACAATATTCTTTGAAAAGGTTCCACCGTTCCGGCTCATGTTCCGGTAGAATTCTCGTTCTGTTTCCATTGGATCTTGAAGGTTTACAGGGTGAGCAGAAAGTTTTGATTAAAGCTTTCCCTGTTGCTAATTTCTGTTTTTCCTGCGGCAATCCTATTGCTTTGCCCGCATCCTCCAGTTTAGCCACGTAACCACAGTAAAGACTATGCATCATCGTACAACGCCATTGTTTCAACCACTCTGTTCTTTCCTCTTCCTTTAGACCAAAATACTTCGACAAGCAGTACCACTCAAAGGCAGCATTATAAGCATGTTTTATGTGACCAGAATGTAAAAGCCAATGTTTAATAACAATTGGTAACTCCGTTTTCGTAAGGTCGATAATTTCCACCGCCCCGCCGTCAATACTATAAGCTAACAGTAAGATTGAAAAATCCGGGCTTTGAACATATTTGTAAAGCCCGGACTTGTTAATATCAACGGAGGAGAAGGTTTCAATATCGACGGATATGTGCCCCCTCATACCCGATTACATAGGTAAGCCGGTGATTGGGTTAATATTGCCTGTAGGTGCTGCCGGGGCATATCTGGGGGCAGGATTATAAGCAGCGGGCATTGCAGCGTTTCCCATAGGAGTTGCCGCATATCCAGGCATTCCGGGGCCGCCCATTGGCATTGCAGCTGCAGGCGTTCCTGCACCGGCAAAGTCATTCTCTGCATTTGCTCTGCCACTTAAGGGCTCACCGTCTCTTGTTTTCATGACGTTTCCCAGTCCACAGCCTACTCCCCTATTTCCACTGCTTTCGTAAGGGAAGAAATTTACTGTAACACGGGCGTACATACCGCTGTAAATATCCGTCTCGGCCAACTGCACAGAAACATTTGATTGATGTACCACCTGGGGCTGTTGCTTACTGGATGCAGTTACAACCCAGTGACCCTTGCACTCCACACCAAAGGCTTCCCCTGAAGGTCTAACGCCGTCGCCATCGTAAATTACAGGGTATCTCAACTGAGGACGGGAGCCTTTCCACTTATCATTTACCCCCTGCTCATAAGCAGTCTGCAAAGCCGAAAGAAGGTCGTTATATGTAGCGGTATCTGTCTTTGGAATTAAAATCGTGCAGCTGTACTTTGGCTCACCGCCGTTATTGCTGTAAGGTCTTGCAAGGTGCTCAAAAGAAATTCTTACCTCACCTGTGAGGCATTTTGTTGCGATATTCTGATACATAAAATCATCCTTTCAATATGTAATTATTTATTAGATTCAAGTCCTGCAAAATCTGCCATTGCAGGGTTATAGTTCTTTCTTGGATCACTCTCCGGAGCAATAGTGGGTTTGCCAGGAGGTTTTACAACGTAATCCGCCAGCATTTCAGAGAAACCTTTTTTCCCTAGCATAATTTCGCAATCTGTAAGAGTGATGGGCACTCGCTTGTACAGCAAAGATTCGTCTATCCCTGATACAGATAAGGCTTTGTATGCCTGGTCAATGTCATTGAACGCCCTGTTGCTGCGCCCTTCTACTACTTTCCAACCGGCAATGTTTTTGCCTTCCAGCAGCGCAGTCATTGCGTATTTTTCTAAAAGGGAATACCATTTTTTAATGTCAGCTGCTAAGGTAAGGCACTGCCCCACTTCATCATCCGTAAGTACGGGTGGAAGCTTGTCCATGAATTGTGTTACACGTTGCATACGTTCCATATACGCCCTGCAGGTAGCACGGCATTTGCAGAAATGACTATCACACCAGCCGCCCACAACGCATTCACCTGAACCATCGAATGCCATTTGACTTACGGGCTTAATGCTTTCACCCCAAGTATTTAGGTTCTCACAATTAATCGTCCAAGAAGAAATATTGCTCATTCTAGGCTGTACAATATGTAAGGTAATGTCCTTAATGTCGTATAAAAGATCATACTTTTTCAAAGCGCCCAAAGCATACAGCTTCATTTGTGGGTTATCTACGCAATCCACTTGAACGGTTTTCCCATACTTAAAGTCCACGATATGAAGATGTCCTCCACCAATCATAATACTATCGGCGGTTCCAAACCCTTCAGGAGCAATATGGGAATAGTCCACTTTCGTTTCAAACACCGCATAGGGTTTTGAAGAAAACATCATTTCAACATCTTTTAAGTATTCTACGTATGTGTCCGTATCGTGATCCATATCCACAATATACAATTCGTTGCTCTTTATTTTGTTAAACTTACGGGTAAAGGCGCCCTTATCCATTCCATGAAAATGTCGTCTTGCTTTTAACTCGGCCAGCTCATGGGCAAGAGATCCCTCCTGGGCAGACTCCCCTGCAGTGTCTGGCAAAACTGACTCCATTCTAGCTGAGGGGGTGCAGTGCAGCCACTTATCGGCCGCACTTGCAGATAATAAAGCATGGCTCATATCTGCGCCCCCATCCCTCTGATGGCCACTGCGAAATCATTGTATCTTTCCTGTGGCAGCTGTTGCAGTGTTTGTACACCGAAGGACTGCATCAACGCCACCAGCACATCCGTTTTACCTGCATCCATTAAAGGAGCTGCTGCCAACGAAAGCTGTTCTAAGGTATATACTGCCGGCTGTGCTGTCGGCGCCGTAGTAGAAATAGGATTCTGCATCACCGGCGCTTGCATTTGCTGCATTGGTACTGGGTTTTGCATTACGGGTGGTGTTATTGCCTGGGCTGTTGGTACTGGGTTCTGCATTACTGCCGGTGTCATTGTTTGGTTTACTGGAGCTGCACTCTGAATTACTGGTGCAGATGATGCGACAGGCGAACCGTTTTTAGATATCTCTACTGCCAGCACCTTTACAACATCTATAATTGCCGGACTGTTTACTAAGTCCTTTTCACTAATTTTGATTACTAATTCCATATTAATTTCCTCCTAATTTTAAAATCTTTGTTTGTTTAGATTTCGGTAAAGTCATGAACCCCTCTAGGTCCATGAGAATAAAACCTTTTTCATGCTCCACCTTAATAGTCCCATGCTTAGGGTTAAGATCTGCTTTTGCCTCGGCGATTTCTTTGTCCCATCTGCCCGTATGTATTCCTCCTTATAATTCCATCTTGTTTAAAATATCTCTCAGTGATTTCAGCTCCGTTTTGTTTAAGGTAATCCCTTTGGAGCATTTTGCATGGTCGTCAGCCCATCCCCGTATATCATAGAGCTCTTTCCTACCATTCCAGCTGACAAGATTTAACTCCCTTGTCCATTCACCTTGGGAAATCACCCCAAAATGTTGTACAATCTCATTCTTAATTTCCGCCATTGACAAATCCCATCCTTTCTGTTATTTTCAAAGTGAGTTTTTTAGCTTGTCCCTTTCGGAATTGCCGTTCCTTGGGGACTTTTTTATTTTCTTTTCCATTTTATAAACTCCGGGTGCTGATACCCCAAAGAAGGAAAAAATAATAATCCATTTCAGTACAATCCTGTGCGGCAAAGCACATTCAACCGCTGCTATAAAACCAAAAGCAATCACTGCATAAAGTAGCCATAGGGCAACTACCTTAATGTTTGTAACAAAAATGACATTTCCTTTCCGTTTTTCTTGCTTCATACGGCGTTCATTCTTGCGTCTGTCAGCATTGCGGTATATCGGGTCATTATGTATATTTCGCATGCTTGTCCACCCCCTGTATCTTCTTGCTTTCCCACCAGCTGACGAACTCGTCTTTATCTATTCTCCACACTGCATGATTGCCTATACCGATTTTCCTTGCTGGGAACTCACCTGCTCGGCTCAATTGCCGCAAGCGTTCACTACTAAATCCTGTTAAGGTAGCTGCAAAAGCAAGATCGAATATTACCGGGACATCGTCCCATCTTTTAGTTGTTTTCAAAGAACCCCCTCCTAGTTTGAATTCGCATCTATTCCATATCTGATGCACATTTCTTTGATAATGGAGATATATCCCTCAATTAGCTTTTTATCATCTGCAATCGCATCCAATTTATTAAGCTTGTCCACCTTAGATTTGCAAACACCATTTAGCGCCATAGTTTTCTTTTTGTTAGTAAGCCGGATGGAAAGCGATACTCCAAACCTTTCATCTAGGAGTTTATAGCTTTCCTCCCTGATGTTGCGAAGGTGTTCATATCCACCTATAGCAACCGCCATTTTATTAAGCAGCCTTGCTGTATCTTTTCGCCAGTCATTAGGGTTTAAAGAAACTATATCCTTAATCCCATCAATACGTTTGTTGGTATCCTCAATGGCTTTTTCATTCTCACGCTGCTTGCGTTCCATATTTACAAGTATTTGAGCCTGCCCAAGAAGAATTTCGGCTTGAGACTTTGGGGTTTTGTATTTTTTCTCAACAGCGATAAAATACTTCCGTACCTTTTTCCCTATTTCGTTACGCTCCAGCATTGCCATTTCCTTGGCAGTGTCAAGCTGAATTATGTACTCTTTTGTTCTACCTCCGTTTTCTAAATTTTTAGAAAGCGTTTCAAAGTCCTCATTTTCTGTAGCTTCGCAGTCAGCAAATCTGTTTTTAATCCAGTCGGCAAATTTACTTTTACTTTGCAACCCTTCCCAAAGCTCTCTACCATTTACAACCTTTTCTCCTGTACTTGTTTCATAAACAGGTACTAATTCCTTTTCAATTACTGTTAGTTGGTTCATTTGCTCACCCTTTCTATATGGTATATTTTATATTTTTGTGCTATCCTTTCCTTACAGGTATGCCAGTACCAAGTTTGTGAAGAAAGGAGCTTGTCTTATGCCTATTGAACAACGAGCTCATGAATTGGCGCTTTTGTATATGGAGCGCTACATGGTAATGCGTGACATACAAGAACCCGAGCAGCTTGTTATTGTATATAAACAAGTTTACTCAGATTATCTTGAACAATTAAGTCGCAACTAGTATCTCTTTGAAACAGTGAAGGCTTTAGATAACCAAAAGCTTTTACTGTTTTTTTTAAGCGCCTTTTTCAGAAATAATGGCAGTGAATTCATTACTTCCATACTAATTTTTTTTATCTTCTGCCAGATTGAAAATACCCTTGATAAATTGTTTCATTTCTAACTCACCTTCAATCGTCAGCTTTTTATAAACTTCCGTTCTTTTAGCTAGATCAACTTTCATTCTTTTCACCTCCTCCTTAGCTTGCAGTTTTTATAGTATATTTTGTATTTTTGTGCTATCCTTTCCTTACAGGTATGCCAGTACCAGGTTTGTGAAGAAAGGAGACATATTTAAATGAAGTTAAATCCTGATTGCATACATTGGCCTACCAATTCCCCTAATCGGTAACCGCATTCTTCGCAACGCAACTCTCCCATTCTACGGGTCAAAAGATTTCCGTCTAGCATCACTTGGGAATCCATTGTCATTTTTACGACAGGAAGGGCGCATCCATCCCAAGTGATATCCAGCTTAGATAACGTATTACTTATCTCGGCACCATTAAGTTTTATGCTTTTTGTGTGAGTATTAATTAAAAGTGTGTTGATTGAATTTCTATCTATTGGTGTTCCTCTAATTTCCATATGTACCCCCCTAATTAGTAGCATTTATGCGACTGTATTGTCAAAAAAAATGGCCATTGCTTCTTCCATAGTTAATGGAATTGCTGCTACTATCTTATGAGCTTCAGCTATAGAAAAACTCATTCCGTTAGTTTTCAGTTTTCTATAGAATGTACTTCTATCAATGCCTACAGCGTCAGCAACAGCTTCTTGCGTTGTTTGTCTCTCTACAATTTTTCCTTTTAATAATTGCATATTTGTATTCATATTACACGCTCCTTCCTTAAATTATGTCAATAGTTTTAGTAGCATTATTGCTACTTTATGATTTAATAGTAGCACGTAAATATTTAAAAGTCAATCAATATGTCGCACTCTCGCTTAAAAAAATGTTGCAATTATGCAACTCTTGTGCTAGTATAGTTCTAAACAGGGGGTAGATCATAATGAAGGTTGGAGAAAGAATTCGATTGCAAAGAAAGAAAATTGGAATGTCAGCGGATCAACTTGCTGATATAATAGGTACTTCTAGATCAACAATATTCAGATATGAAAATGGAGCAATAGAAAAAATGCCCACTTCTGCTCTTGAACCAATTGCTGAAGCTTTACGTACAACACCAGCTTACCTTATGGGTTGGGTAAATTCAGAAGATAATGAACGATTCGCACTATCTATTGATGCAGATAACATCATAGTAGAGCTAGAAAAATTAAACGAATTAGGCAGAAAAGAGGCTATTAAAAGGGTAGAAGAATTAACACATATCAATAAATATTCCGCTAAAAGTAAAATTAACCATCTAACTCCTATTGCCGCTCACAACGACAACGCTGACGACGAAGATCAGCAGAACTTAATGAAGAAAGATATTGACGAATTATAATTTGTTTTTGCAAGGGGGTAATGTATGAACAAATATGATTATCTGCTTGATATTGCAGAAAGAAATGGTGTTATGGTTTGCGAAAAACAGTTTAAATCAGATGCAAAAGGATTATGTAAGGGAAGCAAAATCGGAATAAGCAAAGATTTAGCCAATGCAGAAAAGGCATGTGTGTTAGCAGAGGAACTTGGACATTATTTTACAACAGTTGGGAATATCCTTGACCAGTCAATCGAAAATAATAGAAAACAAGAGAAAGTAGCCAGAGTTTGGGGGTATAACCACCTAATAAGAATTGACGATTTAATCCAACCAATCCTCGATGGATGCAGCAATATTTTTGAAGTTGCTGAGTTTTTAGAAGTTACAGCAGAGTGCCTATTAGAGATAATTGGAGCTTTCAAAGAAAAATATGGAGCTGTATACATAGCCGGTGAATATAAAATTATTTTTAATGATTACGGATATTGCGTTTTAAATTAAAAATCCCCCACTCCGCTACCAACGAAGTGAGGGACAAGCGGTCATACCGAGGTACAACAGCCCTACACAAGCTAATTGTATCACAAGACCGCTTTATTTACCATACCAAAATAAATAAAGGAGGTCTTATTTCTATGGCCAAAAAGAAAAACACCGTCCGTGCTGACGGTAGAATCGCCGTCCAAGTATATCTTGGCGAATTTGACGGAAAACGAAAATACAAAACCGTCTACGGAAAAAATCAAAAGGAGGCAGAAGCAAAAGCACAGGAATTAAAATCGTCTATGTACAGGGGAATTGATATTACCGCAGACAGAGACACATTCGAATTCTGGATGGAAGCATGGTGCGCACTTAAAAGCACGGAAGTTACCCACGGGCGCATGGAAAGTTATAAGCGCAGCTTAAAAAAGTATGAGCCGCTATATAGCCTCCCTATCACACGCCTTAAGACTGCTGATTTTCAACAAATCATCTTAACCCTTGCCAAAGAAAACCCGAACACCGGGGAGCCATCGGCAAAATCATCTCTTAAGCAGATACGATCCGTTGGACTACAGGTATGCCAATTGGCCATTGATAATAGGGTCATGGACTATAACCCTGTTGGTCCAGTCAAAATCCCCCGTGTGCCACAAGGCAATATAAGACGAGCATTAACCCAAGAAGAACAACAATGGATCATTGATACTCCTCACAGAGCCCAAACAGCAGCCATGATCATGATGTTTGCAGGCTTACGCAGAGGTGAACTACTGGCACTCACATGGTCCGATATTAGTTTTAAAGATGCTACAATTGATATTAATAAAACCGTTGAATTTATTAACGGCCAACCAGTTCTAAAAAACACGGCCAAATCAAAAAACAGTATCCGAACTATCAATATACCCGACATTCTTGTGGATTTTTTGCATGAAAAGAAGAAGATCTGCACAGATTCCGTAATCGTCTGCCCTTCTGCAAAGGGCCAGCTTATGAGCGAGATTAGTTGGCGTAGGCTATGGGACAGTTACTTAACAGATTTAAATATAAAATACGGAAACTTTAGAAATCAAATTTCAGGTCAGCCAAAAAGTAAATTTCAACCCCAAGGTGTCCCTTGTGTCATTCCTCGGTTCACTGCTCATTGGTTAAGACATACATATGCTACAATGCTTTACTTTGCGGAAGTAGATGTGCTAACTGCAAAAGAGCAGCTGGGTCACTCAGACGTGCAAACCACCTTAAATATTTACACGCATTTAGATGGGAAGCACAAACGAAAATCAATGGATAAATTAAATTCTTACCTCGCAGGTGGTACAAATAATAACTCACCTATCGCTAAAATTTGA